TAAATCTTTTTGTAATTCTTCATTTGTAGGTGGTATAGTTTTATATGCATTTACTTTAGCGTCTGTATCTACAGAAACATTATATAACAATTTTTGTTTATTAATATCATCAGTTATACTGTCTTGTGATCTATTAACAATTGTACTAATCATAGCGTCATCTTCTCGCGATTTGTATAAATACTTATTTGCTCTAAGATTTTGTACGATTAATTTTTGTCTTTCATTTAATCTATTAAATGCAATTTTATTTCCAGCTAATGCTGGTTGTAACGATTCAGCATTGCCAGCAACAGCTAATCTTGTAAAAACTTGATATAATACATCTTGCCTAAGATCTTTTTCAAAATCTAAAGCTTCATCCGCTGTAAAAGATTCATCCATAGCGGCTCTAATATTAGCTTGATTTATATATTTTTCTGTCTGTTTTGCTATAAAAGAAATACTACCTACAGCTGTGCTTAAAGAAATTGATTCATCAAATATTTGGTTTACAGCTTTTAAAGCGTTATCGGACAATACTTCTCTTGTATTAGAATATCCAAGATCATTTGCTATAGATTCTTGTTCTGAATTAGCAGCTGCTTGCGCTGCTATAGCATCATCTTCTAGCTTTTGTTGATAAGCTTTATCTGCATCTACTTGATTATAATCTTGAGCTACAGCAGAAGCATAAGTTAAAATTTTAGGTAATGTTTCTGGATTTGCAACTTTAAGTATTTGTTCAAGTGCTGGTAATAATTTTTCATTTATACCAGCTGCAGAATTACCATTAGTTCTAAGATATAATTCAATACGATTTCTTTCAGCAGAATTGCCTGTTTGATTCATAATATATTGAACGCCACCTTTTCCTATGTTTATAGAAACAGGATTACTTAATGTAGATTTTGAACCAGCATTTAATAATTTAGATATTTCACCGTTAGTTGCATTAGTTTCAGTTTTTTCAAGTTCTGAAAATGCTAACTCAAAATTACCAACACTAGCAGCATCATATGCATTTTCACTTGATGCTATTGCAGCTTGCACAATCGAATTGCCAGCTTCTTGCCTATACCTTGCTCTAGTTCTAACCTCTATAGTATGTTTTTCTGCGCCTAATCGTTTACGTCCTTCATCAATTATAATGTTTTTATACATGCCTTCAGCATTTTCAGACATGTCAGCTATATATTTAGACATAGCTTGCGCGTAACCCTCAGGGTCGTATTCATAATTTACAGATAAATCTCTAGCTCTAGCTTGCATTTCATCTGATATAGAAGACTCATATCTTTGTGTAATTACATTTTGATAAGCTTCTTGTGCAAATTTTCCATAGCCTTCTGGCGCTTCAAAGGCTTGAGGTTTACCAGTTGTAGGATCTATTGTAGTGATACCCATAGCTTCTACATCAAACGCAGTTTGCGCTCCTATTTTTTTAGCTTTCTCAGCTGCATCAATATAAGCACGTCTTGAAAATTCATCGGCTTCAGCTTTTATCGTTTGCCATAGCTCAGCTTCACCTGTGTTTATTCTACGCACACCAACTGGTTTGTTGAAGACTTGTGTTTGTTGCCTAATTACAGCCATTTACTGTCCTCCTGTTGCAGCGGTTTTTTGATAATCGGATATACCACGCGTCATAGTCCCAGCAGCTTGTAACAAAGAAGCACGTCTAGCGTTTCTACCGCCACGTCGCAATGCCATAGCTTCTCTAGTTCTTGCGCTAGCTTCCATTTGTCTTTGCTGGGCTAACCTACTAAGATCTGTAGCTGCAATTTCTTTTTGCTTTTCTAAAAATGCTTCAACTGATCTATCTGATCCTACATCTCTACCAGATGCGTAAAAAATAGCCACATTAGCTTGAGTTGCTTGGTCAAACTCATATCTGCGTTGCGCTGCTTGTTGCAGTGCTAACACTTCGCCTTGCTCACGCTCAGTCTCAGTGTTAAATGCATCCATTCTAGCTGCATCTTCTTTAGCCTTACCTGCTTGTATTGAAGCATACGCTGATATTCCAGCACTAAGTAATTGAAAAAAAGCCATTATGTAATTAACTCCGATATTAAACCATTAACTTGCAATGGCATGGGATCATCCTGTTCGATAGTAACTTGTGGGTTTCTACCATATCCTAAAAGCCTAACCTCTTTGTTACCTGTAAATCCAGTAATATTATTAATAGTTCTGTTATTTACCTTAATAGATGTAGAGTCTTTCACATTAAGCACAACTGTACTTATACCGCGAATATCGCCTGTTACTGGCCCATTGGCTGCTACAGTGTCTATTGCATTGGTAACTACTTTAGATGTAAATTTTTTACCTATGTAGAAATGTGTATAATTGCTATATGCAGAAACATCTATTACTTTTGTTGTAGTGCCTTGTTGGTTAATAATATTAAATTCACCTAAATAAATTTTATTAGTACCGTCATAACCAATAACATCAACAGTACCACTTGTATTGTATATGTGATTTACAATTAATATTCCATTAGAAAGACCATATGCCTCATATAAATAATTGTCTAAACCTATATCATCTACAAATTCAGATAATTGATAATTATTATATATATCTTTTATATAGCAAAACAGTCTATCACCTATAGCAGCAGTCGCTAAGAAGCTGCCTTGTGTAGTTAGGTTAGTCCAAGCTGCACGTTTTTCTGCCCTGTTAGAGCTAAACAATGCCATGTCACCATTGCCCATAACCATAGCGGCATAAGACTCTTGCGTGTTAAATCCAGAATGAACAACCGCTATATCAACTGGGTCTACTATAAGATGACTTGCTACTGTAGACACACCTGTAGATATGTAAGCATCTTCTGAATCTGAATATATATACTCACGTACTGCTCTACCACCACGCTCAACAAAAATAGTTGCGCCATCAATAGACGTAGGTAATACAAACTCAGTACCAAATGGCGTTTGTTTTCTTATCTGCGCGTTTGTAGGTGTAATAGCTTGGTTAAGGTATGTTGGTATATATAGCTCATCTGACAGCGTAAAGATCTGTAGGTCACGATTAGACCTCATATATCTTATTTCATTAACATCACCTGTAGCTGCTACTAAAATTATAGCATCAGTATCGTCTGCATCACCAACATCAAAGTTAAAAAACTCACCTAGTTGACTCATAAATATTGTATCTGGTTCTGCTAATGTACCAGCAAAACATAATCTATTTTCATGAAATGTAACTGCTGCTGGATACCCACGCAATGCAGAGAAAGATTGCTCATCCCAAATTGTAGTAGCAGCTTTAGATCTAATTTGCACAAAGCCACCACCATCTTCTGATTGATTTGAAGTTGCACCAGCAGTTATACTGTATGTATTTTCATCTATTATATCTACAATCGTTCTAGATCCATTAATACTGCTAGCATTTATACCACCAACAGCAACAGCATCTATTATTTCTATAGCATTACCAGCAATTAATCCATGTTTTATATGTGTAATTTCAATAATGTTTGACCCATCACTTGTGCGCAAAGGATTTATAACTGCAAGCCTAGTTTGTAAATCTTTTATTATTGTTCCGTTTGCTACTGTGGAATTATTAACATTTGTTATTAAAATTTCACTACCATTATAACGAACAATTACATTAATATGTTTTCCTGTAGTATCCCAATATGGTTGACTTGTAGTTAAAGTTACAGTTGCTCCTGCTTGATAATGTGTAACTTGAAGAGTAGTGTTTGATGATTGAAAAATACTATAGGGTTGGTATGTATCTTTATTGTCATAGCTTGTATCAAAACTAAATACACTAACCTCAAATGTTGTAAGGCTTGTTCTTGTAAGCATACGCGGCGCAAACAATGGGTGACATATAAACATAACGTCCCCATATTGTGCAGTATTATACTGATGCAAATAATCTTTATCAAAAGGTAAAGGATTGCCTTGTGTATCTTGTGAAATAGAAACAGTTGCAGATAGACCATTATTAGCAGTTAATCTGTAAGGTTGTATATATCCTTCACCAATAGCAATTAAATATTCTTCATTATCATCAAATATAAATGGAGCTAAGTATAATTCTTTGTTTGTGTTTGTATTCCTGTAATGTGCTTTTGCGCCATGTCGTTTCTTTACAGCACCCTCTGGCAATACAATCATGTTCTCTAAGCTTTGTGCAGACGCAGCATAGATAGGACTATCAGTCCTCATTACTGTATTGTCACTTATTTCGCCGTACTGAAAGCTATTCTGTGGTATTCTTACTTTCTGCATTAGCTACGCCTTTGTGCTATAAACCTTGATGTCATTAACTTGCGTGTTGTTTGTTGTTGCGAGTCAAGTCTTCTGGCTTTTATCATCTGTCTTTCAGCTTGTTGATCCATCATACTACCTAAAGAAGCATCTCGCGCTATAGATATTGATAGCATTGCAGCTACTTGAAACTCTACAGCTAGTGTAAAGTAAGAAGGCCAAGAAGATTCGCTGGCTCTGTATATATAATCTGCAACAACAACTTCTTCTGTGGTTGTATCGCAATATACTTTATCGCCATATGTGTCATATATTATTGGATCGTCGTTAACTGTAACCGCACTAAGCATAAGAAGATCTGATGGCATTTGGTACGCCGCATCAAATCTGCTTGTAGGTGCTGCAGCTAATCTGTTTAATACTTGTTGGTTAGTTGCAAATCGCCAGCGTGTACTTGTCAACGCGGCTCTTGCTATGTCCTCATACATTGCGTCAACTACATCAGCCTCGGCTGTACCTTCATCAAATGATGAAATAGGAGAACCGCCCATTAGGACGGAAGCGCGTGAACATACTTTTATTGGTGTATTTGCTGGCATTTCTTCAACCTATATATTGGAGTTAAAGGGGGCCGAAGCCCCCTAAAATATTAGTTGTTGTCAAGAACTTCGTAAACGCCATTGTTGTCGATTACTACTGAACCCATTGACATCATTGATGTAGCTAGGTGTGCAACCTTTTGCGGTACATAGTTAAGCTCTGTCTGTACGTCAGAGTTAATACCGATACCAACTGATGATGTATGGTATGCAAAGTTCTTACCACCAGCAACAGCAGACGTTGAGAAGATCTTAAATCCTAAGAACTCTTTCATTGTCATACCACCTGCGAATGGTAGGCTTTGTGGTCCAACATAATCACTTGATGCAAACTCGTTAATGTTAAACAAGTCAGTGTAACCAGCAGGTGACATAGCGATATAACGCTGTCCGTCTTCTGGAATGTCTGCTGTACCCATTGTTTCAAACAATGTTAGCAGGTCAGCTTTTCCTAATGCACCACCTGTATCAGCGATTTGCGTTGAGTTTGCACCAGCATCCATAGCTGCTGTAATTAACTCATCTGTTTTGCGGCCTAATGCGGCAGCAGCAGATTGAGCTACAACTTGACGCTCATTGATGTTGATCTTTAATTCGTCCAACTTATCAATGTATTCCGCTGCGTAGTAGTCAGCCATTGTGACTTCTACGTTAGTGTGCGCTAGTTCCATTGCTGTAACGTCTCCGTTACGAGTCTTGGTTGACGCTGTGCCTGTTCCGATTTTCTGGAATCTTGCCACTGATGCAGATACATTTGTTGAACGTACTGTGTTGCGAAGCTTAGAACCCATGCGTTGATACGCCATGTGGACTTCAGTTTCGAACTGCTTAATAAAAGCTTGGTCGATAGTATTAGCCATTTTTTCTTCCTAAATATAAAGTTTCGGTTACTCGGGTATCCGTTCCTTCACATCAATAAGGGTATCCAAATGGGCCTTTCAGTGCATCACGGGCCGTGATGTTTCACTATAAGCACTTTTTTGTGGGGAAATGCAACGCACAAAATCAACATAGTGATTAGAATTAAACTCAGTCACACCTATTGCTTCGAACCCTAACCATGCTGCCCAATCCAACATAAACTGGTGATCGCTTAATATACGCATACACATTTCGTCCTGTGTTCTATCAAAAAATGTAATTAACATACGCGATCCACGCGCTATAGATGTAAAGTTTTTCTTAATATTCTTAGAAAACATTGCAAAAAACTGCGGTGTATCTCTACCATCTTCGTACCAAAGGCCAGATATTGCAGTAAATACCTCACCTTCTTTGCGTACTAGGTAGCAATCAGAGTATTTCATCATCTCTTCAATACATTCTCTGACGTTATGATAGCCAAGGAGATTTATCTCCCTGACATTTTCTGGACTCAAGTTGGAAATAACTTCTTCAACATGATCCTTTGTAAATGGCGTTAGGTAAAAATTACCACGCTTTATTAT